GCCCATTGCCTGGATCAAAAAGAATATACTGGCAACTGCTAAGATCATGAAGGCCGCTAATGGTAGGGCCACCATACCTATGATTAATAGAGGAAGTGAAAGCGCCAACATTGCTGCAAATTTGAAAATAGCTTTACCTAGTCCTACAACGGCTGATATACCCTTGACGACTGAATTGATCTTTTTCTCCATTTGTTCTCCAGACGGAGCGGCATTTATAGAATCAATGATAATTTTAAAAGCCTGTGCAATGCCTTGAGCTGCTGGACCAATTAGCTTTAATGTAGCTTTATCTAAACCAGTCAGTGGAGATTTATATACAGATGTATTCTTTTCTATTTTTTTCAAGTAACCGATCATTTCTTCAATCTTACCCAACAAAGCACCGCCGGGTGAAACAGACTCTGCTGTCACCCTAGTGGCGGTTTCAATGTTTTGAAGACTTTGAGATGAAAGTTTCTCGAATGGAGAACTGAAAAGTTTCACTTATTTAGCATAGATGTTTTTTACTCTAGTCTATATATTAGAGCTTTGGCATTTTAACTGAAGGCATCTTCATTCCTCCCATGCTACCTGCGTTAAAGTTACCGTAATTTGGCATCTTTGGCATTTTAGCTTGTGACTTCATTTCAGCAGATTGGTCATCATACTGCTCTTGTTCCTTCTTATTTGATTTATCTTGCTCTTTTAAGTGGTCTATCAGGTGCTTAACATAATACCAGTACTCATAGTATGGCATCTGTTCAATCTCACTCGGTTGTAGTCGAATGTGATGCGCAAGATAGAACTTAGTCTTAAAGAAGTTCTCCAGAGAGATCTGAAATAAGGAAAAGAGATTTGATCCCACCGGGAAAGTTCATAGGTACGAGGACCTCCTCACCCTCGTGGTCAACTTTCAAATCAGTTTTAACACCGACCTTCATCTTTTCAGCTAATCTATAGATGACCATGTATTTCTTTTCATTCCAACCCTGGAACTCAATTTCTTTTTCAAAAATAACCTTAGAACCAAATCCTCTCCAATCAGTTGTAATGTATGGAAGAATTTGTAAGAATGATTGATCAAACGTCTTACGCTCTCTTTGACGAAGTTGAATGAATTTTGTAACCTCTTCCATCACACCGATTGAAGGTGGTCTCATTACAACTTCACCTGCAGATTTAGTTTGAATAACAAATGCGCGAGCTTCTTCACTGTAATATGGAGCAATCTCTGAATCAATATCTTCGGTCTGAAGGTACTTAATTGATAATTCTACATCCATGTTTTTACCATCGTGTTGATGCTTAATCATGATTTTATTCTCTGGTTCAGGAAAAGTAAGATCTCTGATCAAAAGAAGTAAATAGATTCTATCTTCCTCAAGGATGTCCTTATATGAAAGAATTCTTGAACCTGATTGAATTCTGACACAACCTTTAATGATTTGATTTAACTTTTCTTCGATATCGAGAATGTTGCTTTCGTCAAGTGTTGAGAAGTGTCTAATTTCAGCTACTCTCGCAGATCTAATTTTAATTGAAGTATCGACTGGATAAAACATACCCTCAGATGGTACATCTTCGACTTTAACATCAACATATCCCAAATGAATGTCTGAATCCAATGTGTCATTGTTAAACCTAGTCATTGACGCTTTGCCAAGACCGTTCTTTTTTACTTCTTCAACGATGCCGTCTTTCTCGTCAACCATTGATTTGTAATCGTTTTCTTCGCTCATAATTATTTGTTTTTAAGTTGCTTTAACCTGGTTTTGTCAAATGTCTTCTGATCATCTGACGTAGATTCGATTTTAAGTCGGATTAATTCTCTAATGAAAGCTGACATTGAAATTGGTCTTGATCCGTTTTCAATTGCGTCATTAAGAATGATTCTGTTGAGAATTGCCACCTCATCTTCAGACAGAAGAACCTGAAGTTTTTTGGTAAGCTTTGATGTATCGTTCATACTACCTTGATAAGATATTATCTTTTAAAAAGTGTCAAAAAAGGGAGCAGATCTTATGAACCTGCTCCTCTTTTATAAAATTATGCAAGTTGTTCTTTCCAAGAATCAACTCTCCAAGTAACCTCTAGGGTTTGAGGAGCTGCGTCTGAATAGTCACCACCCTCTAGGAATGGAAGACCTGATGAAATGAACGCATCTTCTAGAGTAACTGTTCTAAAGATGTCACCTGCTCTGTTAAATTGTGTTACGATGATAGTACCAACGTAATCTTTCTTTAGGCCAAAAGCACCGGTATTTGGATTGTAAATCAAATTATACCATTGTTTTAGCGTCTTGTATACGTATGCTTCGTTAGCTTCGTTCAAGTTAAGTTCGAAAGCGATTGCAACGTCTAGTGCAGTTGAATCTGGTTGAGATGCAAATGAACGTGTTACAAACTTAAACTTCTGCTCCTGAGTACCAATCTCTTTGTTGATTGCTAGACCAGAAATTGACTTAACTTGCTGAAGAAGCATGTTAGCACCTTGTACACCTGCAGGTGGGATAATTGTTACTTCGAACAGTGACTGTTGTACTGGTTCAAAGTTTCTACCCTTTCTGCTGGTCTGATCGTTTGAATAGTGTGGTAAAGGCATTTTCTTCTTAAGCTTTTTTTATATATCTAATTAGCTGAAGTTACCAGTTGAGATTTCTCCAGTGTTTAGGATCGTAGTTCTGTGAACAACAATCTCTAGACCTTTAACTGGTTCAACATAAGTATCGACGATACCCATATTTGCATCAATCACATCATTGGTATTGTTTGTAGTGTCCATTACGTTTTTGTAATCGTAAACACCAAAGTCAGCTTTAACTGATTCCATAAATGAGTCAGCTAGAGTTTTAATTTCAAGTCTTGTTTGAGCAGTGTTGAACTCAAATACGTAATCCTTAAGAATGTTGGCAATACCTTCCTGTATGAAGATCAACACCTCCCTTACGTGAGCCGATGACAGCGCTGATTGAACAGACTGCTGTGCAGTCTTGTTACCGAGAATTGTTAGACCAACGCCTCTTTGGAAGACGATTGGGTTGTAACCGAATGGCTCAAGAACATCTCTGTCCGCCTTGTCGAATGCGTATTCTGCGCCTGATACACCAGAACCAGAAACTACACCTCTTCTTGGACCAGCAACGATTGCCCATGGTAGAGAATCAGTGTACTTGTCAATGAAGTTGTTAGAAACGTAAGATGCTGGAGGAACGATTAGATCTTTATTGTTCTCTCTAACAACTAGACCTGGACCGTAGTAGAATGCAAAGTTAGCACCTTCGTTGATTGAAGGTAGAGAATACAATGAAGTTGGGTTCTTGTCTAGGTTACCGCCATTCGCAACGTAATTTACATTGAATGCACCATTATCATCGATGAAAGATGGGTTTGTAGATGCTTTGAATTCAAAGATCATTGGCGCGTTTAGGATGGCAGAAGCATTCTGTCTAGTCTTAGCTAGGTTTGAAAGCTGTGACTTATTTAGAATACCGTTCGCAGATTCATAAGAACCAAATGTATCAACAATGTATCTGTACGTGATGTTATCTTTGTCTGCTAGAGTGTTACCTAGGTTTGTACCAGTGTTTACTGCGTCTAGGCAATCTAGGATAGACTGTGTACCAATCTTCGCTCCATCTAGAACGAATGGGTAATAGACAGCAGTTGCTTCTTCGTATGAAGAATAAGCTCCTGCAAATACTGCAGCTGGTGTCGTATGTACGTAAACTGTGTAAGTTGTAATTGGATCTGCCGGAGGTGCTGGTGCTGTAGTAGCTGGAATAACGTTTTTAATGATTCTAGTTACCTTAGCAAGTCTATTGGTAGCGTCAGCATGAATGTAGTGACCAACCTTTAGATCAAACGTTGGTGGAGTAAGTATACCCTGGTATGTGAATGTTGCGGTGTTTGAACCAGCAGCATATACCCATGCAGCATCAATCATAACATCTCTATCACCTGTAGTTAAAGAATACGATAGAGCGTCTAGAGAATCACCAGTGTGACCGATTAAATCAACTGCAGTACCGTTTGCTTCGTCAAGAACTGCATCTTCTAGAACAGCGCAGAACAAACCTGTTCTTCTTGCTTCAGAATTGATCATTGTCTCAACGTACATTTGGTTGCCTTCTAGATCTGTGAAACCTGGAAGAATAGAACCAGTGTATTGTGCAATTAGAGATACTTGTCTTAGGTTAGCAAATTCAGCAAGCTTAGTCTTATCTAGACCATCAGCTGTAAAGAATTCGCCATAAATAGGATCTGTGTCCATTACAAGTGCATCAAAGCCTCCTTTGAATACGAATACGTCAACCATGAAGTCTGACATATAATCAAAGTCATTTAGGTATGCAGGAACGTTACCTTCTCCGTACCACTCTCTTGCAGTGATATTGAAAGGTTTAACGTCTTGTGCTTGTCTAACAATAACAGTGATAGGATCTTGCTTAATGTTAGCAAATCTTAGAACGTTACCTTTAATAGCATTACCGACTACATTGTTAACTGCGTCGTCAGAAGGAGTCCAGAATTTTTCAATGTTGAAAAACTTTGAGTACTCATTTTCATTCTCAATTGCAGTTGAAAGTGCATCTGAAGCATCAGTTACAGGTGCTGCATAAGAAATTTTGTCATTGCTATCAAATTTAGCTAGGTTAAGAGCTAGGATAGGACCTCTTGTTAGAGCTGTAAGAGCTGATCTGTGGAAGAACATGCCTTTTTTCTCCAAGTTGCGATCAATGCTACCAAAAACATTGATGAACTGTTCAACTGAGTCGATCAAAACAGGAGAATTGTATGGTCCTTTCTTAGAGTGACCAACAATCAATCTGATTGTTTCGGCTGGAATGTTGACAGTCTGCGACTTATCGAATTCAAGTCTGTATACACCAGAGCTCTTGAATTGTAGAAGTTGTGGACTTAGTGCCATAATTTTATATTGGACTTTTTTTTGCTTTAACTATATATCAAGGAAACTACGACAATTTATCAATTCAACAGATCATAAATGTCATATTGTAGATCTCCGTCAGTGTTTTGATCTTTATAAAGAATTTTCTCCATGTAGTTGTGAAGTTCTTCATCAATGTGATCAAGAACCTCTTCAATGAAGTCAGCGTAATCAACTGTTAAGAAGAATTCAGTGATCGTGACACACGTCATTAGAGTATCGTCATTACCATGTTGAGCACCATAAGAACCATTTACAAGAGTACCGAACATTGATGCTTCTGTTACTGTTTGATGTTCAGTGAAATCAATTCTATTACCCTCAACTAGCTTTTTAAGGTTCTGACACATCACAGGTTTATTGTCGGATTTGACTCTAATGCCTGGTTTCAAAACCCTTGCATCGTGGCGGTGTCTGAATCTAACAATCATCTCTTCATCAAACTCGTTTCTCTGTGGGAATAGAGTTGTCAAATACTTAATTAGAATAGAACCATAGGTATTGTATTCAATGATCAATTTAACGTTCTCAGGCTCAAAGATTTCAACTGATAGGGTATAAAGTACTTTAGCAAAGTCTTCAATTACGTGCTCATTAGACCTAAATAGACCAATCTGCTTTAACGTGAAGAAATCGTACATTGCCCCTGGGTTTTGAACGTACTTCATTTGCTTCTTTTTCATTGGCACTATCTCGAATAGGTTGATTACAGAATAGTCGCCACCGTTACCTTCGGCAATGTCAACTGAGAACACATAATATCTACCTTCTTCCTTTGCGTATTCAACATCAAAATCCGGAGCAAACCCAAGGTATCCCTTCAAATCCATGTGAATGTTTTCAAACTCTTCAAGATCTTCGTATTCGTATTTAGCCATTCCCTTGCGAAGTTTCTTCATCGTTACGGGGTCAAATAGTAGGTTTGATGATGATACGAATTCATTACCGTATTGGCGGTTAAAGGCTTCTTCAGAGCCCAGGTTACCTAATTCACGTTCATACCATTCATCGTCTCTGTCGGGGTGTTGCCACCAGTCAATACGAGTGGCTTTATAGGCATTTAGCCCCTTCTCTGCAGCTGAATAGATTTCATAGAACTTATTGAAACCGTTAGGTGTAGAAGTGATGATGATACGTGATACCTTTGACGCCGACAGGGTAGGATATACGTTTTCATAGAACGTATCTACAATTGAACCGTGAATGTGTGCAAACTCGTCCAAGAATAGAGTGTGAATCGTAAAACCGATACCTGCTTTAGCAGTGGTAGATTGACCTACAAGACGACAACCGTTATCAGCTTTAACGTTCATAACGTCATACTTAATAATGCCCGGTTTCATAAAGAAGGGTAGGTTCTCAATTACGGTTTTGGCCTTATCGATAATTTCTTTAGTTGTATCTGACTTGTTCGCAAGAAGTAGAGTGTTCTTGTCAACTTGGAAAGTTAGGTACCATGCGTTAAAGATTGAAGCTGTAACGGTTTTACCCATTTGGCGAGAAGCTAGAACTACATTAAATCTTTCATTTTGAAAGTTACGTAACATGTCCTTTTGATAGTCTCTAAGCTTAACTTTACGAATACCTTCGTCAGTCATAACCACTGCATACTTTTCAGCAAAGTATACAATATCACTTGCACATTTTGCAAGTTCTTGAATTTCTTCGTCAGTGTATTCAAATACAATGTTACCCTTTCGTAGAAATTGTTTACCCTCATAGAAGGGCAAAGAAATCTTTGGACGATAACCCTGGTCCATCGCAACTACTAGATCAGATACCTTTTTAGATGACCATACTAGTTTTGCTGCGGTGGAATCATCGTTATCCTTTGGGATCCAAACGTTATCTCCTACGTAATCGCTCATTCTTCAGTGTTATCTGTTGTATCTTCTTCAATTTCAGCGTCTTCGACGTTACCTGCGATTGAAGCCTGAATCTTTGACATCAGATCTTTGGTTCCACGCTGAACGTTAGATGAACCCTTTTCATTGTTAAAGTCCTCAGAGATTTGACGATTTGTCTTTTCCTGATATAATTCAGAATCTCTAGCGATACGCTTCATTGATTCTTCAGTTGCCATCAAATACATCGTTTGTGATTTGATGATGTCCAACATTGACTTTTGTAGGGTTGCAAGAACCTCGAACATCCTAGGAGCCATGTCGCCATCCTCGATGGTCTCTAATAAACGAGTTAGTGCTCTTTCACCCGCTTGGAGTTGATACACTAGAGATGACATCGTCATCTCGTCCATCTTTCTCTTGGCTTTAACGTATTCATTATGTTCAATGATGTCGGAATCTAGATAGAACCTCATCAAGGCATCAATGGTCTTTTTAGCCTGTTTATCTGCACCAGTTTTAACCTCTAAGAAGTTAAATGTTGGTCTATGGTGTGCTGGAAGCTGTGGATCTACGTCAATGATTCCTTCAAGGGATTCATTGTCTCCGATCAAACTATCCAATTCATTTCTAATCTCGTCCGCTTGGGAACGAAGAGTTTTCTTATCCGACATAATGGTAATAAGTTATTCTGGTAGTATATATCAGAACTTCGGAATACCGCCGATCTTTTCGGCTCTGAATCTCCAGTGGTTGATCACCTCTTCTCTGGTTTCAGGGGTTAGGTAATCCTGTGTGTCTAAGTATTGATTGACAGTATCAATCATTGACATCTTTCTTTTCTTGGCTTCGTATCTTAAACCTTGAAGATTTGCATCAACCTCCTTTGGTAGCAATAGATACATGTGTTGTGGTAGAATTCCAGACTTAATTAACAGTCTCATCTGTTGATCGTCTTCATTCGGTTTACCACCCCTATAATTGCCAATGTTTGGACCGTCTTGTGTGATGTGTTCAATTTCATGTCTAATAACATCTGCAAGGTGCATATAAATTTCAGACCAATACCCTGGTAACCACTTTGGGTTAACGTCAAAGTCAATAATGATGTAAGGTGTTTGATCTTCGTCATCGTCATCGATGTCTCGACCGTCTGCTCCGGTTGTATTGTGAATGTCAAATCCCTTTGACTTGAAATGAATGTTTGCGTCAAAATCAAACTCCAATCCTGGAAGTTCTATTTGCTGATAGAAGCTACCTTGACTTTTACCAGATTTATGGTCAGTGACCCACTTCTTAAAACAATCTTTTAGAAGTTGACTTGCAACTCCGTCAAGTTTAGCTCCCTTTTCATATAGGGCTTGAAATTCAGAGTATCGTATGATCATCTTGCGTTTCTATATCGTTGGTACGAAAGAGATGGAATGGCGTTATCTATCACCAATGCGTATTGTGCGTCTCTAACTAGAGATTGGTTTAACACATTGGAATGTTGTTCTTCCTCAATGGTCTTTTTCCAAATTCTAATGTTTGTCATCTTTAATTTACCACCTCTTAATTGATAACCTCTATCCACATCCCAAATAAATGATTGTGTTGTAGGTCTAATTTCTCTAAATTGAAGTTCAAGGTTGTTATTACCATCTTGTGGTCTAACGTAATTGAGTTGTTCATTTAGATAGTACATATACACTCCAATTTCTCTAAAGTCGTTTGATAGATTGATAACAATCGCATACCATTCGTCAGTTGACATGATCATACCGTGCATGAAAGTGTATGGTTGATTATTAATCATCAACTCTAATTTTGATGATGAAAGTCTTGCCGTTAAACCAACGCCAAACTGTTCGCCTTGGATCAAAACATATTTGGTTGTATCTAAGTTATCAAAGGTCGGTTGAACCCAGAATGTAAATGCTAAGTTTTCTTCTTGCGTTTGTTTTGCAGGTTGAATATATTCAACTGCAGTCTGATCATTTGGAACAGTACTTAGATTATAGTGATGCTTAGATACAATTGTCCATCTGTTTTTCAAATCATAGTCAACTATTTTAACTAGGGCATTTGCACCAGTTCTAACGCCATCTTCCCAAATATGAGATACTCCTTGAAGTTGTTGCGGCTTTGTAACCTTTTTGCTCTCGTCCTGAATTTCAGCTCCAAAAATGTCATCCATTCCAACTACTAGGTCTTGCAATTCTGCTTCTGCCTCTGGAGACTTGATAACCGCCGAACGATCTTGATATTTCGCTAGCATCACTCTCCAGTATGTATGGTTAACATTGAACTCATCTGCCAGTGACACAGATTTGACCTCGTACATCCTGTTTAGTTTTGGGAAGTACAAGTAATCTTTAACTCTTGGTCTCTTAAATGGTCCGAAAGTCTTTTCAAATTGATAGTCAGCAATGTGAATTTCAAAATCTTCAAAGCCCATGCCGAAGATGTCGTAATTGATTTGTTGTGTTGGCATTTCATTATCTGGAACCGAAACTTTAACGTCTCCTTGGGCAACTACGTTAAACAAAGAATACTCCATGAAAGTAACGTCTCTGGTTCTTTCATCGGGTTCAGTTCTGTAATATCTTACTGGCCATCCAAAGATGTCAGTTGAAATTTCTACAAGCTGTCTGTACAGATTATCGCTCTTATTTAATTCGTATGGCTTAAAGATATTTTCATCAGTCGTACATGGTTTAATGTTGGCGCAACCAATATATGAATATGGATCATCGCATCCTAAGCAATACTGTGGACAAGCTATGATTTCTCCTTCAGTGGTTTCAAGTGTGAACGTAATACTGATCATCGTTAATGACGCACCTAGCGTTAAACGATCAACAGTACCTTTAACGTCAATCCAAAGTGGTCTCGTTCCATCCCATGCGATAAACATCAGATCACCAGGATTCATATCTTTGGTCAATAATTTGAATTCACTGAATTCTTCATTAGTGTGAGACCATCGGTATTCGTAAATAAACTCATTGTTTGCATCTGGCAAAATCATGAAAGTTGCCATCGATGCAGTGAAAGGTGCTGGATCAGCAAGTTCAATGTGAAGTGGAGTAACTTGAAGTGCAACTTCAAGTACGTGATTACCTACGATGATAGAATCACCAGGACTTAGATTAAAATTAGTACCGTACCCTGAAACGGTCGTAGACCCTTCAGTAAAACTAATTTTACCTACCGTATAATCGTTACTTAGACCGGCCAAAATAGACCAATCTGTCACACGAATTACGTTTTCATACGGATCGACAAGTTTTCCAATGATGAAATCTCCGATCTCATTTGCTGTTGAGCCAGTTACCATAAACTATTTATACTTCAATGTTTTTGGCCTCGTCGGAAGGTTCTTCACCAATGATCTTTGGAACCGATGGTTTCTGACTGAAAGTTGGCTTTGAAACCGGTTTAGATTTGACAATATCCTGAGGTTTGTAAACTTCACCCGCAATCCAAGATGCAATGAAACCCGTAAGTGATACGAAGTAAACTGCTAGATCGCTCAAATTAGCCTTAAACCATATTGCAAATCCACCAACAATGGTCCATAGAGCAACGATAATGTATATCATTACTTCTCGTCTAGAGTTTGGACCCTCTTTCATTAAACCAGTCTTTTCACTTGGCCTACGAGACTCTCCCCAGATATAAGTTGCAACGTATGCTGTTAGTGAACCAAAGTAGGCTGCAAGTTGAGTGAAATCAGTATCTTTATAAGCTCCAAGAACTCCCATTGTAATCCATAACAGAACAACAATGTAAACCAACTCCTCACGCTTACCAAAATCCTTTAGTAATTCGCGTAGTTTTTTCATTCAGAAAGTGAGACTTTCTTTTATATATCTCACCAATCCGTGACTAAAAGTACTTCAGGATTATCACCTTCCAGTTTATGGTCAATGATGTCTAAAATCATTGCAAGGGATTCGGCCGTTTGATCAGACATGTCTTCTGAACCTAAAATACTTTCAACTCCCATAGTCAATCGCTTAATAGGCATTGAGTTGTATGGCTTTTCACCAATCAAACCAGCAGATCTCAACAGTGGATTGATCTTTTTAATTTCATGAACATCAATAAATTCGCTCAATCTAACGGTCGCTCTAAGAATCTTATAAGAATACTTTATTTGTCGAGTTGTATTTTCAAAATCTTCAATTACTCTACTAAAGTTTCTACGCTTGGAAAGTGTTAATTTGATCCATTTTAATCTGCCAAAATCTTCAACAATCTTGTGAAGAAAGAATAGAGATGAAGCATCCTTGTGAATCAACTCAAAGGTGATGGCCTTAATACGTCTAATTTCTTTCTCAAAGTTATATTCAAACATCGTCTCCAATTGATATGGAGTAACTAAAATAGATTCATCGTCAACCCTCATGTAGTCCAACTGATTCAGACATTTAGTCCAAATCAAATTATCATAGTGATTATACTTGAACAGCGTCACGTCAATCACATCTACGAAGTCGGATGAGTTGTATATTTTCATCAATAAACTTTGATTGATTTTTCAATCATTTGAAGGTCTTTGTACAATTCAAATTGCGCAAACTTTTTCAGTTCTTCAAATTCTCTTTTGCCAATTTCATTTTTGGTCATATAGAATTTAACTGCTTCGTCTGAAGGTATATATTGATCTTTTACTTTGGCTGCAGACGGTGAAGCTTTTTTGGTCTTGGTGTAAATCCAACCTGGAACGCCTTTAAATCTACCTGCGACCATTCTCCAACTATCAACCACGTGAGAACCTTCAATACCGTTAAGATTGAACGCGTTTGCATTATCAGGAAACTTAATCGAAAAGAAACGATTGATCATAAAGAAATGACGCTTCTTATTATGCTGTTTAATAGCATCGTACTCTTTGGGTTTTTCGAACATCATTTTAATGAAGTCGAACAATTTAGTTTCGTCCAGCATATTAATTATACCCCGTAAATATGTTAAGTTTAGAACAATTCGTTCAGCTTCTTAGTCTTAGGTTGATCTTCCTTCTTTGGCTTTTCATCAACTAATTTTAGACCGCTAAAGGGATCCATTCCTTTGGGTACGACTTGTTTATCGCGATCAGTAAAGCCCGTTCCTTCAAGGATGCGTTCCATCTGTGATAGATTATGGAAATTAGGACTATCATAAGGCTTAGAGATTTCCTTATAGATTGCTTTTAGAATAGGTTCTGGTATGATGCGAACGTGAAGAAACATTAGTTGAATGTTTTGCATCAAATTAGAAGCAATCTGTTCTACGTTTGAGTTACCAACCGACCTATAGATTACATCGCACATGTGCTGACGATTTTCTTTGATGAACAAATGTTCTACCTGAAAACTACCATAGTCTTTTTCATATTGTGCAAGAATCTTTTCAGATTGCTTTTCTGTGATTGAAAAGGTACGATGCTTGCCATTATTCATTTGCTTATCGTAAGTGACAACTGAAGGTATGTTATCTGATTTATCACCGATAAGAATCTTTTTGAACAGAAATTCACGTGAATCTATTTCTTCAATACTAACGCGATTACGTTTAACCCAATCATTAATATCATCTTTAAGACTACCTGCGATGTCAGAACCTGATAGGTTAAATAGTAAGTCATCATCAGACTTGGTATCATTAGACTCACCCTCTAATAGAGCGGTGAAACCGTTAAATGCAATAAGATTACGTTTAGTGTTGTAGTACCAAAGAGTATAACCATCAGTGGCTTGGGTGTAATCAACCAATTGAATAAGATCACGGTCGCCTGTCCATACGATGCAATTGCGGCCCTGATTGTTTAATTCAGTTGCCCATGCAAACAGAATATCGTCAGCTTCGGCACCATTAGTTTGTTGAACAATAACACCCTGTTTTTGAAGAACCGTACGAAAGCTATCGTATACACTATACACTGCATCCCAATCGACTGAGTCATCGGCTACACGAGTACCCTTGTATTCAGCTTCAGGAAACAGATCTTTACGCCAAGACTTAGAATCAACAGCAACAACAACCTGATCAATGAAAGGTCGCATTTTACGAATTTCGCTGGCAATATCGATACACAGCTTGCGCATGAACTGTGCTTTTTCCTTTTCATCTCCTAACAGTTTACCGGACTTGCTACGAGGCATGACATATAGACGGCTGTATACAAAGTAGTTGCCATCGATCATTAACGTGTGTTTGCCTAATTTCATAACTTTTATCTTTATAGGGCTAATATAACAAATTCCGGTGACCCGAGGAAATTATTGCTTAATAATTGTTTGTATTTTGTAAATACATGACAACATTGTAATAACTGGATCAATCACATTGATTCGTTGAGCTTGATGCTCAGCGACAACAATGATGATTTGAGGAATAAATCTTGCAGCCTGTGTTTTTTCTTGCTTGATGTATTCAATGAAGTCTTGTCCTAGTGATTGTAGAACATCATCAACACGATTAGAGTATTCACTAACGAGAAGCTTATAGTTCTTCACTGGATCCATTTCGTTAAAGATGAGTTCAAACACGTCTTTATAGACCGAGTTGAATCGTTTTACATCTTCGATACCAATTGAAGTGGTACCCTGTGACTTATAACCTTGAAGTTTGTTTAAAGTTGTGCGAAGGTCTGGGAAGTTACGACGAACAAACTCAACCAATGCATCTTTTTCAATCGTCAAGTCTTCGTCTTTACAAACTTCATGAACGCGGCGAATGTATTTCTTAGTTAATTCAGCTTCTTCATTCTTATCAAAGTCAAAGTTAATGACTTCAAATCGGCTAAGAATTGGATCTGGTAACTTGTTAATGTAGTTACATGTTGCAATGAATCGTGAGTTGGAAGCAAATTGTTCCATCGTAGCACGAAGAGCCTTGAAGAACTGATCAGATACACCATCGACCTCATCAAGAATAACTACCTTGAATTTATTTCGGTCATCTAGGATTGACATGGTTGAACAGAAGTCAGTGATACGAGTTCTGATAACATCAACTGATGTATCTGTTGAAGCGTTAATATATAGGTAAGGTAACTCAAACTGATTGACAATTGCCTTAGCAGTTGATGTTTTACCAGTCCCTGGGCTTCCAGCGAACAGCATGTTCTGTTGGATTCCATCTTTGAACTTGTTCATCACTCGTTCGGGTAGAATCAAATGGTCCAAGTTCTTTGGACGGTACTTTTCAGTAAAGAGTTGCGTCAATGATTGCATAATTTACACGTTTACAGAGGTTATACCTCACAGCTTACAGTTAGTTTCAATGGCATACGCTAAGAAATATCCGCACATCAAATATAAAGACGGGGTCAGGGGCAAACATGGAGTTGCGTTTGAAACCCTGTCCAAGTTACATAAGCGTTTTCTACTAGAACATCCAAACATCAAAGACTTTGTAAAGGATGAGCAGAAACTGAAGGCTGTATTAGGATTATTCAGAGGTTCAAATGATCGTCACAAGACCAAGCTGTTCTATGACTGGATTGAAGGTGATCTTAAAAAGATCGACGATGTATACGATTCTTATAGATCGATCGATTGGGCTTGCGCAATCTCTGGACGTCCGATCAAATCTAAGATGGGTGACTTTAGCGCTCGAAACTTTGTACACCCAGAGTATTGGGATGCCCTTGAGGTTGGCATTAACCAGAGTGTACTGAAATCTTCACTTGAGTTTCGCCAAAAATGTCAACAGCTCCTCCTGAATGAACAGAAGGAGCTGATGAAAGTGTTCAAAAAGAATGCTAATCCTCGAAAGAGATTAGATTAGTTTTGCAAATCTATCTTTAACTGTGTTAATAGTGTAACGTGATTCGTTTAAAGAATTAGAGTATTCTACCTTTTTAATTTTAGCATCGTACTTGGAATATAAAGGTGTTCCGTTTAGTTGCCATTCTTCTTTTTCTGAAATTTCAGAAGCAAGTTCATTTAAACCCAATTCTTCAGCCCTTAGAATCAATGATTCTTTTGTAGCAGTCTTTTTAACCAGTGCAGATTTAGCATCTTTCATCTGTTTAATATCTTGTTTAGACTTATCGATTTCGGCTTTAATATTGATGATCTTTTCGTCGAAAGATTCGGGATCGGTTGACTTTGCCTTTTCGTCTTCAACTGATTTTAGCTTCTTCTTAAGATCAGCTTCTCTTGCCATTTCATCTTTGATATTCTGATCATATTGAGCAATATCTGCCTCCATGTTATCGTCTTTTCTAGGTTCTTCCTGTTGAGGTTCCTGTTGAGGTTCCTGTTCAGGTTCCTGTTGAGGTTCATTATTGGATGTTTTTTTAGCTTTCGCCGCCGCAGCTGCTTCTTGATCCTTTTTATCTTGCGCAGATTTCGCAGCTGTTTTTTTATCTTCTTCAGAAGGTTCAAGCTCTTTTAGAGCAGCTTCATTTTCTTTGTATCTTTTTTGAAGATCGGCCATTCTTTGCTTTAAATCACCAGCTTCTTTTTTATCAATACCTGCACCTGAGTGAGCTTTGATAACTGCTAGCTCTCCTTCAATTTTAGCGTTTGATAATTTCTTATCTACTAAACCTCCTTTGTTAGCAAATCTATCATTGACAGCATCTTGTAGAGATTTGATTTGACTGGTAAGAAGGGTTTCCCTGTCTTTGATCTTGTTCTTTTGCTCTGTGTTTGGAGCTTCATCCCTTGCAATCTCAAGAGCAACTTTATTAACCTTAATGTTATTAACCTTCTTTTGAGCTTTAACGGCTTTCATTGAAGTAATCCATTGAACGATAATGTTGTCGTCGCCGGCTTCTTCAATTTTTTCAGGAGTATTGAATTCTTCTTCTAGCTCCTCAGATACTTGAGAAACTAGAGTTTCTAGTGATGTGATGATAGTATCGACATCTTTAATAACCGCCTCTCTTGAAGTAGCGGACGTTGTTTCTGCCGCGGCAGGGGCTTCAGCACCTTCCTTTAAGAAAGATTCATAAAGCTTGATCGCAGATTTCATCTTTAATTTCATAGTTGTAGATGTATTTTTATCTATAACCTATATATCCTATAAAAAAAGAAGGGCTCCATTTCTGGAGCCCTTCAAGAAGGATTATACTAAATCTAAAGATTAAGCTAGGTTTAGTAGGTTAGACCAAGTAGCACCAGCTGCGTCATTCGTAACTTCGAATGATACGTACTGAGTCTCTGGGTGGAAACCTGCTTCAACTAGAGCGAATCTAGACTTAACAGCAATCTTAGGAGCCATAGTACCCTCTGCGATAGTCTGAACTGATTCAGCCATTAGGTATGGCATGAATACTAGACCTGGAGAGTTACCATCACCTTTTCTACCAACTACTACAGTGTAATCGTCCCATGCTTTTCTTGGATCAGTGTAAACATTGATACCAGCAACAGAACCTACAGGGTAGATAGCACCAGCAGCTTGAGAGATAGTGTTAGCCATTGGGTTTGCAACGAAACCAGCTACAGCTTGAAGAACAGTTGCAGTCTGTGGACCAACAACTGCGAAGTTACCAGCACCTCTTCTACCTCTGTTAGCGATCAAGTTAGCAGCAGCTAGAATCTGTGAAAGAAGTCTTCTGTGAACTGAAGCAACAGTCTCGCCACCAGCTAGATCAGCAGCAGCAGGAAGTTTTAGGTCGAAACCAGTTGAATTACCAAGTACATTAAGAGGAGCTGCTGGGAATACAGACTTAACGTTTCTGTAACCTAGAACCTTCATTTCTCTTAGGATTAGGTTGTTGATTGACTGAGTTAGTTCGTTAGTTAGAACTGCCTCAACTTGAGCTACAGCGTCAACACCGAATTGCTTAAGATCTTGAACTTGCTCTCTAGTAACTGCAGCAGCAACTTGGAAAGTTTCAGCAGCAACTGACTTAGAGAATAGAGATAGACCCATGATGTTCTCAGCCTTTCTCTCACCGTCTTCTCTCTTGAAAGGATCGCCAGCAGCGTTAGATGCAGAGAAACCAGGAATGTGGTCTTCTAGAGCCTTAACTAGTTCAACTGTTGCAGCTGGAACAGCTACAGCCAATCTGAAGTCAGCTTGTACGTTAGCATCGATTAGTGCAGTACCGATCACCTTGTAGATGTCGTTACCGTCGATTCTTGAAGTACCAACGAACTCGTATGCAGCGTGAGTAGCACCACCAGCGATATCAGCACCAGTACCTGAATCAGTTGAGAAGTAGTATACGTTAGCTAGTTTAGCGTCATCTCTCTTCGCGCCACCGTCGTATACGAAGTCTAGGTAAGAAAGTAGACCCATTGGACCAGCCATAGGAACTACAGGAACTAGATCTAGACCTACAGTTTGTGCAGCAACTTGCATTGCTAGAGGAAGTAGTGATGGAGACTTGTCACCAGAACCGTCACCTGCAGAACCTGCAGTGTTGAATGCTGATGGGAAAGAAACTGCACCCATACCTTTTACCATAGATGGTAGAACTGAAGAAAGTGTAGCTTCTTCATAAAGCTTGTGATTGTGGCAGTATTCTGACATCCAAGCTAGTTTGTTTGAATCGTTGATACCAGTAGCAGACTCGATGATAGGAGCCCATGTTGCTCTGATTTCAGCTTCATTGATTAAATTTGCCATTGTAATTTATAATTTTTTTTGGCGTTTGGTTTTGATTCGACATGCTTGAACGTTTTGCTTCTTCGTTCTTGTCGATTAGGGTATATATTCAGTTAATTTGATAACCTTTTCAGATTTTTTTGAAAAAAATGAAAAATATGATTTTTTATTTACCTGATTATGTTTTATAAGAAGAGCCCAGACCCAATGGATCTGGGCTCGTTAGTATTACTTCTTAAATCTCTTAGCGATTTCTTCGCCAATACCAGTTACATCGTAACCGATAGATTTCTTAGGAGCTTCTTCTTTCTTAGCTTCTGTGATCATAGTTAGCTTTTCCATAACTGGAGCAACTTCTCTTAGATCTCTTGTTTGCCAGAAGTTAGCAACTTGGTAAGGAGTAGAAAGCTTCACCATCTTAGCTTGAGCAGATAATTGATTTCTCTTAGCTTCAGATAGGTTATTCCAGATCTCTTTGTATTCAGCTGGAGCAGCTTCCACAAAGTAAGGAGTAGTTTGACCTGCAACTTCAACTAGAGCACCTTCCATTAGAGTAACAATTTGTGACTCTGTTAGGTAACCTCTACCTTCAACTGCTGAAAGAACTTTAGTTCTGTCTTCAACTTCTAGTTCGTTGAATCTTGTCTTAGTAGATTCAGATACAAACTTGAAGAAGTGAGGATCGTTAGTCTTCTTTTCAGTAGCTTTGTTGATTAGAGAAGAAAGCTTCTCAGAGATTTCTCTTTTGTAAGACTCTAGAGCGTCATCGGTGATTGCATCTTCTTCAGATGGAATTTCCTGATCAGCTTGCTTAGTGATTTTCTTATCGTCTTCAGAAGAAACTTCGTCCATATCAGCTTCTAGGTCTTCAGCGTCGATAGCACCTTCAGCAGATTCTTCAACTTCTTCACCTTCTTTAACTGTTACAGGGTATGTCTTACCGTCGAATTCAAATTCTTTCTCACCTTTATCTTTAGCTTCTTTAGCTGCAGCAGCGAAAGCTCTTCCTTCTTCGACTTCTTCAGTCTCTTCAGTCTCTTCTGACTCTTCAGCTTCAACAACTTCTTTAGCAGCTTCTTCACCTTCATCTTCTGGTGCGTCTTGATCAGCTGCGTCAAGTTCTTTCTTGTCATCTTCAGAGTAAACCTCTTTAGTGTCAGCCTCTAGGTCTTCAGCTTCAACACCAGCTTCTTCACCAGCTGCATCAACTGAACCTTCAGCTGAATTGTCACCAACGTTTTCTAGCTCGTTCTTGTCTGCTGCTTCTTCGTGATCTTTTGCTGCTCCTTCACCTTCTTCTTCAACGATTAGGTTAGAATTAATAGTTTCAGCAATGTAATCAGCGTATTCAGAGATTGACTCGATGTTTTCTTTTAGGTAGTTTAGATACTTTTGAACATTCTCACCTGTAGTAACACCTTCGTTGTAAGATTCTGCCAAATAATTAGCGTAATCCTTAACGTTATTTACTGACTCAGCGATGTGCTCAGAGTATTCAATTCCTTGGTCCAACTTTTCTGCCAAGTAGTTAGAGTATTCGATGTTACCATCTAATTTTTCTGCAACGTACTCAGAGTACTGAATACCTTTGTCAGCTCTTTCAGCAACGTATTCTACGTACTCTGTAAGAGCTTTCATCTTCTCTTCAATAGTCTCAGTAGAAACGGCGGCTAGAGCTTCTTTAAGCGATTTGATCTCTTCAGCAAGGTAGGCAGAGTACTTGTTGAAATCTTCAACCGCTATAAATCTAGCTTTGTTTTCCATGATGTTTGTATCGTTATTTTCGATTTTAGTTTCTGTTTCAAGTAGAGTAGCAACTCCTCCAATTTCATAGATTTGAATTAGATCGTCGTTAGCTAGTCCGTAAGATTCATTTACTCTTGCAAGTTCAGCGTTCTCGAAACCTGGATCAGCAACTAGATCGTAAGTGAAAAGTTGCTTGATTTTAACTTTACCGTCTGATTCAACAACACCAGCAGCTCTTGAAGAGATGTGCAATGGAATGCCAGAATCAACTAGAGCTTTAGCTTGCTTTCCAGCATCTGTGTCTAGTAGTCTGATTCTACCTCTGATTTGCTTAGAATCTTGATCGTAGTGAAGTTCCTCGATTACGTGTGAAACGTTTCTTAGAGAAATGTCAAATTTTTGTGGGTGATCAAGCTCACCTAATAGCTTAGATGACTTGATTTTCTCCTGTAGAGATTCGATTTGTGGTAAGTATTCTTCAGCTGTATAGATACGATTGTTTCTATTCTTTTTGTCCAGCTCTCCGAAAATACCTTCGAGTACGTATGAACCTCCTTCTGATTTGAAGTCCAGTGTATTCGATGATCTCTCAAGGATCAATAGATTATGTTGATTCATGAACCTTATAGTATATTTGGTTTATATATCCTGATGAAAAAAGAGAAAAATGATTTTTTATAGATCTGCTAGAGGATCTTCCTCTCCATCTCCACCATCAGCTTCTTTCTCAGCTTCTTTTTCTTTCTCTTTCACTTCTGCTTGATAATCATTGAAATACTTTTTGATCTTTTCAATGTCTTCAGTAGAAAATGATAATTGACCAAACTTATCGTACATTTTATCTACTGTTTCTTCCTCTGTTTCAGAAGATATTACAATGCCTAAGATCTCTTCTGAAGAGATTTCAGTTCCATCGGTTGTAATCATATCGTCGATCACAACTTCTGATTCTTCTCCGGCTTTAATAGCATCTTCAGTAATTGAAGACCAGTATTGTTCAAATGTCTTTAGATTTTTCATAGTCTATTTATCTGTGTGTTACATTCCTCCGCCCATCGCTGCCATTGGGTCTGGATCATCTTCACCAGCTTGTTTAGCTTCTTTACGAGCTTTATATGCATCGTTAGCTGCTTTATCGTCTGGAGTTAGTTTTAAGTATCTGTCAACTAAGAAGTCCATATCAAAGTAGTGTTCTTCTTCCATCGTTGCAGGATCAGTAATAACTAGGTTATCTTTCAATGAACCGATGAAGTCAATTCTACGTTCCATGATTTCCATGTTCTTCAGTTCAGCAAACATGTTCTCTTCATTAAATCTTAGAGCGATTTGAGTTCTAAATGCAGCATCATCTGCAAACTCTGGGAATTTAATAGACAACTGGATGAACAGTGGCTTTACAAGAACTTCTTGGAAAGCTGATCTCAAACGTCTAACAAATTTAGAGAACTTGATTTCGTCTCTAATCATACCGTCAGCTGCAAGGTTGAATTCACCACCGCCATCTTCATACATGAAACGGTTGAATGGAATCTTAGATACATGCTTCAACTTATCAGAGAAGTACTTAAGAGCTTCCGTGTCTGATAGATCTGGACCATCACCTCCTAGGGTTTCAATCTCTGGTGATTCACCTTCTTTTGAAGGCAACCAGTATTCTTTGTTGAACTGCATCATTGGCTTACCGTCGGTTGTCAGTGTACCTGATTCCCAATCAAAGTCAACGACTTCTTTATAGTTATTCATCAATTGTGCTAGAGATTGCTTAGCACGTGTTTTTGATTTACCACCCATTGGAATCACAAACTTCATTCTGAATGAAGCGTTAGTCACTGCCCAAATAACTCGGGTGTGTTCCATGATTCTCATTAGGTTAAATGCTCTAACCAATCTTTCTACATAAGAAACTCTTGATGCAGTTGTAATTGAAGAGTATGAGATGTAAATGATCTGTGCATCATAAAGAACTCTTTCCTTAATAGGATCATCCTTATATTGAATCCAAACCTTTTTACCGTCTTCTTTATTATAACCTGGCATTAGGGTTACAGGATCTAGTTCTTTAAAACCAATGATCTGCTTTTGGTCAGGTGAATAAATGATTTCAAACGCTAGGTAACCATCAATCAGGAACTTTCTAAAATAGTACCATGCAGATTGATCTTGGTTAAAACCAAAGTATTGATAGATTTCTCTAAATGCTCTCTTAAAATAAGCATCTACTTCATCTGATACATCAAATCCGATGATGTCAGGATAACAGAAAAAGTTCTTTTCATCATAGACAACTGTCTCATCACAAAGAATGTCAAGAATGTCTTCAATTTCATCATGAAGTGAGAATCTTCTAAGCTCATCTCTTTTAGCAGGATAGTTTTTATCAAAGAAAGGAATTTGCTTTCTCATGTTGGTGTCGGTCATCGACAACGCTGCAAACGCAGCATAGATGTCGTCATTGTCAACACCCATCGGGTTGATCTGACCGTAACCGAATTGCGCTTCCATTGGTCCGATTGCTTGAGATTGGCGCAATACCAAATCATCATAATACATACCGAACGACGAAAGTCGCTTCAGACCATCACTAAGAGTGAATGGTCTTCTGCCCGTCGATAGGGGACCGTTTCTATTTTCTACAAAACCTGCCATGTGTTAAAAACTAGTTTCTCGTTATATATTCTTCATTTTTTGTTGTAATCTCTGAACTGTCTCTGAATGCTAGCTAATGAAGCTCCTTCTAGTTCTATGAAATCGCACAACGCAATTAGGTGCCAGTTCTCATAACTAACAACCGCTTGCTTTCTTTTCAACAT